CATGAGCGTCGGCTTCTGTCCTGCGGGCGGGGACTCGGGCATGTGCTGCTCCTCGTGGAGTCGGGCGGTCATCAGGGCGGCGGCGTCCTGCGCGGCCGTGGCGGCGTGGACGGAGTGCGGGCGGGCGGCACGCTCAGCAGCACGGGCAGCGCGGCGCCGGGGCGGGTACATCCAGTGGCCGAGCGGCAGGCCGGCCGCCACCACGACGAGGGCCACCAGGACCACGACGGCGGTCATGACGCGAGCGCCATCGGACCGGACGAGGAACGGGCAGCACGGCGCGTGGCACGCCTGGCACGGCTCACAGCGGACTCAACCGCCTTCGCCGACGTGCACGGCCCGCACGCCTCCTCCCCCAGGCGCCGGTGGGTGTCGTAGCCGCGGACCGATCCGCCGGCCGGGAGGGCGTGTTCCTCGGCGAGGATCGCCCGGCGGCGTTCCGTGGTGCGCTGCTCCTGCCCGGCCGCGCAGGTGTCGCACGGCTGCTCCCCGTACTTGAGGTGCGTCCGGTACGCCGGGTCGCTGCCGCACGGCTGCCGGATGCGGCCCTCCTCGTCGACCCACCAGCCGGGCCCATGCCGCAGCTGCGCCCGCTCGGACGGGGACAGACCGCCCCACACGCCGATCGGCTCCTCCTGGTCGAGGGCCCACGTCATGCACTCGGTGCGCAGCGGGCAGCCGCCGCAGATGGTCTTGGCCTTCTGGACGTTGGCGGCGGTGCAGGTGGTGAACAGGTCGGGGGTGCCGGTGCAGAGGGCGCGGCCGTGGTGGAGGAAGTCGGGCAGGAGGTTCATGGCCGTCCTCTCGGAGGGTTGGTGGCGGGGCGTTGGTCAGGCGTCGCGGCGGTCGAGGTCGTGGATCCATGCGGCGCAGACGGCGGCGACTTGGAGCAGCTCGGCGCGCAGCGCGGTCGGGTCGGACTCGGCGATGGCCTCGAAGACCTCTTCGAGTAGGACGTGGCCCCATGTGCCCTCGCCGTCGGCGAATGCGTCCTGGCAGTGCTGGCGCCAGAAGTCGGCGTGCCGGCTGCTGCCGTCGTAGCCGGTGCCGTCGGGGTGCTTCTGGTCGCCGAACTTGGCGAGTTGCGCCTGGCGCTCGGTGTCGACGGCCTCGGCGAAGGCCTTCACGCCGGGAGTGGTGAAGAGGGTCGGGTACATGTGGGTCTCCTGGTGGTCAGGCGGCGCAGTGGGCGTGGGTGGTGCGGCCGGGTCGGGGGACCATGCGTTCGTGGCAGCGGGCGCAGCGGACGAAGTCGGCGGGCTGCTCGTCGTGGTGGTGGTCTTGGGGGGAGTCGATCTTTGGGGCTGCGGAGCGCCCAACTACCTGAGGTTTGAAGACCACCCCGGCCCCGTCATGGGAAGACTCATGGGTAGTACCTGGGTTGTTCGGGTCGCGGGGGCCCGAACCATTCGGGTCGCGGTGACCCGAACCCATACGGGTCGCGGTGACCCGAACTTCTTCCGGCTCAGGGGCCTCAAGTTCGGGTCGCGGGGGTCCGAACTGGTTCGGGTCGCGGTCCCCCGAACTTTCGCGGGTGTCCTGCCACGGCGCGGGGCCCTTCCCGGACGGCCGGCGGCTGCTCTTGAGCGACGACTCGGCGGCTCCCCAGTCGGGCGACGGGTCGACCATGAGGACGTACAGGGTGGGCTTGCCGCGGCGCTGCTCGCCCTTCACCACGATCACCCCGGCGGCGATGGCGGCGTTGATGTAGCGGCGGGCGTCCTTCTCACTGGCGCCTGCGGCCTTCGCGATGTCCTGGATACGGATGGGCTTGTCAGGGAAGCGGAGTTCCCCTGAGGCGTTGGCCATGGCGCGCACGGCGTAGAGCAGGGTGAGGAAGCCGCGCCGCAGGGCGGTGGGCATTTCCCGCGACCAGCGCCATGCGAGGGCGTTCCCGTACGCGTTGGGGACGCTCCCCGCGGCGCGGGTGGCCTGCTCGTCTGTGCTCAAGGGTGTCTCCGTCGTCTGCGGGTGGTGCGGGTGTCACGTCCGGGGCGGGGTCTGGTGGCCGGCCGCCCCGGACGGTCCTGCGGGGGTGGTCAGCTGAGGTCGGGTACGACGAGCCAGCCCGGTGCGCGGGCGACGACGCCGAGCGCGGAGGCGGCGGCCTTGAGGTCCCGGTTCCACGCCTCGACCTGCTCGGCGGTGTGGGTCTGCGGGGTGACGTGCTCGAAGTTGCCGAGGCTGACCTCGGTGCAGTGGGTGACGAGGAACGTCATGTCCTGGTCGTAGTTGCCTGCGCTGAGGTATCCGACTTCGCCGCCGTGCTGCTCGTTGTGCTGCTGGAGCTGCGTGTCGAGGTCTTCCAGGTCGCCGGGGTGGGTGTCCGTGATCTGGAAGCCGTAGGCGAAGTAGGTGGAGTGGTACATGCCCATCAGCGGGTCTCCTTCAGTGCGGGGCGGGCGACGCCCGGAGCGTCGGCGAGCAGGGGGCTGGAGCGTCGTTGCGCCGCGGGAAGCAAGAGCCGGGCCCGCTCCGGCATCGGCACGGGGTGCCTGGCCAGCACAGCAACGACTTCAGCGCAGGAGCAGCAGAACGAGCCCTTGGCGTCGAGGTCGGGCAGCGCCCGGCCGACCGGCTTTACCTCGTACACGTCGCCCTGGTGGCCGTTGGCGAACAGTTCGGCGTACCAGCGGAGGCGGGTGATGTAGACGCGGCGCGGGTTGTAGCGGGGCTGGTTCGGCGTGCGTTGCCGGTCGATTCCGAGGCTGATGGCGGGGCGGATCACGTCCCCGGGTTGGAGGCCAGGGGCCCCGCCGTGGAAGTAGCGCATCAGAGCTGTCCGTTCTGGTAGGCGTTGGCCGCCTCGGCGGCCTGCTGGGCGAGGGCCTGCTCAGCGCACGTCTTGTGCGCGGGACTGCGCTTCGAGTCGCGGAGGTACGTGAACCGGCCGCAGTACCGGCACGGCCTCGGTGTCGAGGACCAGTGCGACCGGTCGGACCAGTCGAGGAGCCCGGACTCGGGCAGCGGGGGCGGATGTTGACGCGGCCGGTGGGGGCTCATCCGAGGACCGCCTTGACGCGCTCGCCGACCCACTGGGCAACGTTGCAGGAGACGGCGTTCCCGGCCTGCATGGTCTGCTCGCCCTTCGTGCCGAGGACGATGTAGTCGGTCGGGAACCGCTGGGCGAGCAGCTGCTCGCGCGGCTGGACCATGCGGAAGTGGCAGTCCTCCACCTCGGGCGCGGCCGTCGGCACCAGGCCGGCCGAGTCCTTCGTCGCGAGGGTGAGCATCGGCTCCGCGGTCGTCTTCGCCACGCCCTTGCGGTACGGGATGGCCGTGGTGCCGTCCCTGCGCGGACACGGTGGCGAGCGGCCGCTCCACTCCCTCCGCGCCGCCGTTGCGCCGCAGGGTGACGACGAACGGGGACGAGACGAGGGCTTCGAAGCCCTTCGGGTTCGCCGTGCGGGTCCGCATTGGCAGGCCCGTGTGCGTGGGCTCCGTGTTCCAGGTGCCGCCGGACGGGACGAGCAGCCCCTCCCCGATCTTCACGGTGCGCGCGGGCAGCGGCGCCGAGTCGGCGGGGAACGGGCGGCCGTCATGCCCGGCGTGATTGACGGTGAGGACGGTCCGCGTCTCGGGGTACAGGGCCAGGCCCTTGCGGATGCGGGCCATGGTCGACGCGGCGAGCGGCTTGCCGCGGTCGCCGATGCGCTCCCCGGTGTTGGACCAGTCGATGATGCTGGCGGCGGGGCGGATGTACGGCTCCACCAGGGCGTGGCGGCAGCGGGTGTTGGGGCAGCGGTAGTCGTACTGCTGCTTGTACTTGCCGATCTTCCGGCCGTTGCGCCACGCCTGCACGGCGTGGACGTCCTCGGCGCACTCGATGCAGTGAGCCAGCGGGCGGGGCTTCACGTCCGGGAGCGGGATGCCGTGGCGGGTGAAGACGATGTAGATGCGGTCACGCCACTGCGGGGCCGGGTCGTTGCTCGCGCCGCCGATGTGCGCCGAGGAGGCGGACACGACCTGGGAGTTGTAGCCGAGGATCTCCATCCCCTTGCGCCACCAGTCGAACAGCTCCCAGTCGGTGGCGAACTCGGTGACGTTCTCGCACAGGACGGCCTTGTACCGGTGGACTTCGGTGGCGCGCATGACGTCGTAGGCGGTGGCCCTGGTGCGCTCCCACGCGGCATCCGGGACGGAGCCTTCCTCGAGGAGGGCAAGCTGTCCCTTCGTCCGCTTGCGGCCGCCGGCCGGGCTGATCTCGGTGCAGATCGGGGAGGCCCACAGGATGTCGGTGCGGGGCAGGCGGCGCATGTCGTAGTTGTTGACGTCGGCGCACAGGTGGTCGGCGTCGCGGTGGTTGGCGGCGTGGGTCTCGATGGCGCGCTGCCAGTGGTTTGCGGCCAGCTTGAGTTCGTATCCGGCGGCGACGAGTCCGGTGGATGAGCCGCCCGCACCGCAGAAGATGTCGGTAAAGGTGAGCATCAGGCGGCGTCCTTCCGCGTGGTGCGGTCACGGCGCTGCCCGGTGTGGATTTCCTGCACGATCGCCCGCACCGTCGACAGAGCCATGTCGAGCCGCTCGGCGATCACCTCCGGGGTGCAGCCGTACGAGTCGAGATGCTCGATCTCCTCGCGGCGCAGGGCCCCCAGCTCATCGCGGTTGAGCTCCCGCTCGACGGCGGCCGGGTCGAACGTGGGGTCGTCGATGCGGCCCATGTCCTCCCACCACAGCGGGTCCGGCCACTGCTGCTCCGCAGCCCACTGCCGGGTACGGGCCGCCACCCACGGCGGAACGCCGTGATCCTCGGGCCGCTCGTTCCGCAGTGCCTCGTAGCAGTCGGCCACCGCGCGGGACGTGTGGCGGTACACCTCGGTCTGCTGCGTGATCTTCCAGACCGTGGTCTGCGCGACACCGATGTGGCTGGCGAGGCCGCGCATCGGCCACCCGTTCGCGGCCAAGGCGCGGATCCGGCGGATGGTGCCCACGGCGTTGACCATGCCGGGAGTGACGGTGTCGGCGGTGATCGCGAGGAGCCGCTTGGCGGTCTCACGCCGGGTCCGCTTCTTCCGCTTGATCTTCGTGCCGAGGTCGTACACGAACCCGGTGACGGTGGCGGTGTACATCCCGGCCCGTTCCGCGATCACGTCGTAAGAGAGGCCGGCGGCGTTCAACGCGAGGAGGTGCTGACGCACGGGCTCGGCGTCGACAAGGGGCTGCCAGGTGCCGTACCCGATCTTGCGGTAGCGGGTGCGCTGGTAGTTGGCGAGGTAGTCGCGGCACGGCTCGCACTTGCACCCGTGGTACTTGGCGCGGGACAGGGTGCCGTGGTCCGCGATCGGACGCTTACCGGCTGCGGCGGTCTCGGTGGCGCGCTGTGTCATGACGTCGCCCCGTTCCGCGCGGCCGCCTTGCGGGGGTCCTGCGGCTTGGGCTGCTCCCGCTTCAACCGGGCGCGGAGTGCGGCGATCTCCTGATCCTTCGCCTCCAGCTGCTCGGCCAGGCGGCCGCAGTTCCGCAGCGCGCTCTCCTTCTCCTCGCGCTCGTCGCGGAGCCAGTCCGCGTACAGGGCGGCCCGGTTCTCGGCGGCGGTACGGCGGGCGAAGATCTGTTCCTTGAGCCAGCTCACTGGGCACCCCCGGCGGCGCGCTCCTTGCCGATGCGGACGACCATTTCGCCGATGGCCTCTTCGTCGCCGACCTCGTTGGTGACGAGCGCGCGGAGCTGCTGCGACTGCTTCAGCTCGTAGTGGATCTGCCGCAGCCGTCCGGCGCTGGTGGCCGGGTTACAGACCTCGTCGAGGTAGTCGGTCGCGGGGCGGACCGGTGCCTCGCCGCGCTCCACGTTCGACGCGTCGGGCTCCGGGTCACCGGTCGGCACCAGGCCGCCGAGGAACAGGAGCGAACGCAGCGCGGTGGACAGCGCCTTCGCGGTGCCCTTGTCGGCAGAGTCCATCGACTCGCCCACGGACTGGACCTCGATGGAGTCGCCGGCCGGGCCGATGATTCGGTACGTGACGGTGACGGTGCACTCGCGGGAGTTCTTGCCGGTACTGGTCTTCACGTCCCGGTAGGCGGCGTCCGTCTTCACGGGCAGGACGAGCACGCCGTGGAGGCGGCAGGCCGGGCCGAAGGCGTTCAGCGCCGAGTCCACGCCGCGGAACTGGTAGCTGCCGCGCTCTCCGGGCTTGCCGTACCAGCCGCCTTTGCTGACGCCGCGGACGGTGCCCATGACGCGGGACCAGGCGACGTGAACGGGGACCTGCTCGGGTCCATCGGGGCCGGGGTCGGGGATGCCGTGGTCCTCCAGCAGTGCGGGGGTGTAGGTGTCCTGCTGCGGAAACTCCGTGGCGGGGGTGGCGTCGTCGGTGCGGCCGGCGGCGGCCGCCGCGCGCTCAGCGAGCGTCGTCATGCGATGTGCTCCTCACGGACAGCGCGGGGGATGTTGATCTGGCGGTAGGTGCGGTCCTCGACGCAGTCCGCGTAGGCGTCGGGCCAGCGCTCGGCCAGGCGGGCCACGTCGGTCCACTGCTTCGAGCGCTCGTCGAGGGACACGAAGACGCGGTCCAGCACCGTGGCCGCCTCGGCGCCGCCGAGGCCGGAGAGGATGCGGGCCTTCGCCGCCTTCTTCCGCTCCTCGGCGGCGGTCAGGTCGGCGTGCGCGTCGAGGTAGTCGCCGATGGCGTCTTGGGTGTCGACGTCGCGGGTGATGTCGACGGCCCCGGCACGCTCGGGGTGCAGCTGCTCGTACAGGTCGAGGAGGACGTCCGGGTCGGCGTCGGCCGCCAGGACGGGCGGGCGGCGCTCGACGATCTGCTGCCAGGCGCGGGCACCGGCGGCGCGGAGGTCGGCAATGAGCTGCTGGTGGTCGGCGACGCGGACGGTGAACTGGCGGAAGTCGTTGCCGCCGATGAGGCATCCGACGTGCATGTGGTCGTAGCCGCAGACGTCGGCCTGCCACAGGGTCTGTGCGAGGACGTCGTCCGGGACGCCGGTGCGCCACTGCCCGGCCTTCATCTTGTCGCGGCACTTGATCTCGACGGCGCACCGTTCGCGGCTGTCGGCCAGGGGGCACTCGAGGACGCGACGGTCGAGGGTGCACATCTGCCACGGCCGGTCGACGTTGGCGACGAGGCCGACGCGGCGGACGACGGAGCGGTTGCGGCGGGCCCACTCGCGGGCGACGGTCTCCTCGTTGAGCCGTCCCCACAGGGCGGGCTCGGAGTCGTCGCCCTCGAGGGGCAGACCGCCGGTCTTGTCGTGGTAGACGGACAACGCGTTGCCGTAGCGGCTGATGCCGAGGACGGCGGCCATGTCGCTGGAGCCGAGGCCGCCACGGCGGGCGGTGAGCCAGTCGGCGCGGTCGGCGTCGGCGGGGAGGATGAGGCGGCCGGTGGGGGTGACCCTGCGGCCGGCGGCCGGGGCGGTGGCCCCGGCCTGCGCGGTGGTCGTCATTACTCGTCGGCCTCCTCGTCGTACTTGGAGGCGACGGTGAGGGCGGTGACGACGTAGCCGGTGGCGGTCTCCTCACCGCCGACCCAGGCGGTGAGTTCGGCGACGCCGTCCTCCTCGTCCTCGATCCAGTCGAAGGTGGGGGCGCTGCCGTTCGCCCAGGCTCGGCGCTCCTCGGCCTCGCAGTGCTCGCGGGCGGCGGCGGCCGTGGTGTAGCGGCCGAGGGTGATCCCGGCGTCCGGGTGCGACGCGCGGTAGATGGTGAGGTCCGCCGGAGTGGCCTCACCCGTGGGGGTGGCCTTCTCTCCGGACCCCCCGATGACCAGTTGCTCCAGGCGCTCGACGACGGAGGCCATGCCGAGCAGCTCGATCGGAACACCGTCCGGACCGGTCCAGGACTTGAAGGACTCGATGGCCTCGCGGAGGACGGCCCGTCGGTGGTCACGGGCGATACCGCGGGCGTCGTCCATGGTGAACGTCGCCCGGTGCTCCGCGATCACCTCAGCGCGGTAGGCGTCGAGTTTCTGCCTGAGTTCGGCGAGGGTGCCGAGCGGTGCCGTGTCGGCCCGCCCGTATTCGTCGAGCAGTTCGTCGAGGGCGCTCATGCCGACCTCCTCGGCGACGGCACCGCACGCGGCCCCGACACCAGCAGCAGCCGGTCCGCCAACTCCCGAGCCCGGTGCCCGTACAGCGGCACTCGGGACGACGCACGGTCGGCCAGCTCCGCGACGAGCTCCTCGTACGGGAGCCGCCCCTCCGGCGTCGGCGCGGCCGTGGTGTCGGCCAGCTCGTGAAGTCGGTCCCACAGGGTGGTGTCCTGCTCGTCGAGGAGGGCGTCGAGGACGTCGCCGACGACCAGGCGGGTGAGAGCGGCCATGTCGAGGACGACCGCGGTGGGGGTGATGTCGACGTGGATGGGGATGGGGCCGGTGATCGGGGTGTCAGGCACGGTGGTCTCCGATGTGGTGCAGGAGGGCGAGGAGGTGGTGGAGGGTGCCGTCGCGGTCGGTCGCGGCGACGACGAGCGCGGCGCACAGGCCCCAGGCGAGGCAGGCGGCGGCGAGGATGGCGAGCACGGTCACGGCGTCACCGCCGGGGGCAGGTCGTGGGGGACGCGGTAGTCGTGGTGCAGGCCGACCGGGTCGTCGTGCGGCTCCTCGACGGCGGCGCGCGGCCGGTCGGGGATTTCGATGACCGCACCCGACGAGGCGTGCAGCGCCTCCACGGCCGACGGGGTGCTGGGGGCGACGTACAGGTGTCCACTCGCCCATGCGACGTGCGACACCGCTGGAGCCCCGCACCGCTGGCACGGCGGTCCGCCCTGGCCCGCCTCCTGATCCTGGTCGGCGACCTGCTCGGTCAGCGAGTACGCGATCGGGTCCTCATCGACCGTGCGCGTGCTGCCGTTACCGGCTGCGGCCTGGTACTCGCGGAGCAGCCGGTCCAGCGTCTCCGCACGGGCCATCTGCGCCGCAACGCAGGCGTGCAGGTGCCGAATCTGCTCGACCGGGGAGAGGAGCCGGACCTCGGCGTCGCCGTAGGCCGCCGCCTCCAGCACGGCGACACGGGCCCGAAGCAGGACCAGCTCGGCCGCGATCTCCGGCGAGTTGAGCAGGCCGGCCGCCTCCAGCGCGTACGCCTGCGATGCGGGGAGCGGCTTGCCCTGCTGGATACAGGCGTGGATCACACCGGCCGCCGCGTTGATGGCTCGGGTGTTCGTCATGCCGCCACCGCCTCAGCGGCCAGCAGCAGCGCCGACGCGACCTCGCCGGCCGTGCGGCCATCGGCGTCGTTCCAGTGCGCGACCCGCTCGACGGGGTCCTCGTCCACGATCGGCGACTCGATGCGCGGCGACAGGAAGGCGATGGCCTCCCAGATCAGCGGCTCGTCGGCGGCCGGGTCGGACTCGTCGGCGGGGACCGGCGCCAGGCCGATCGCGACGCGGAACGCGCCGATGGTGCAGACCGAGCAGCCACCGGCGAACGGGGCGGCCGGGTTCGGTGCGGCGATCGGGTCGCAGTAGGTGCCCTGGTACAGGCCGTTGGTCGTGATGACCTCGGCGGCCCTGCGGAATACTTCGGCGATTGCGTCGCCGGTACTCTGCTTCATGGTTCCTCTTCTCTCTGGTAGTTGAGGTGCCGTGGGGTCGTCCCGGGGCTGGCGTTTCGGGGCGGCCCCTTTTGCGTGGGGTCAGGCGCCGACGGCGGCGAGTTGCGGTTCGCCCTCCGCGTCGGCGACCTCCGGGTCGTTCGCGGCGTGCCAGGCCTCGACCTCGGCGAGGTCGAAGCGACGGCCGCCGCCGGCGTACGGCCTGACCGGCATGCCCTGCTTGATCCACTTGAGGACCGTCCAGTCGGAGACGCCGTAGTACGTCTCGAGCTGGGGCTGGGAGAGCAGGGGGACGAGACCGGCCGGGAGGGGGGCGATGCGGTCAGCCTTCTTCGGCATCGGACCTTGACCTTTCTTCTGTCACGATTGAAGGTGTGGGCATGCTGAATCCCCGATGGATGGGCCAGTCGAGCCCTTCGGCGATCAGCCAGGCGGTGTGGAGTTCGCAGCGGTCCCGGGCGCTGCGGCCGCGGCTGGTCAGCCGGCCGATCGCTGCCGGGCTGACTCCGCGCCCCTCGGGGTCGACCTTCCGAGTCATCTCGGAGAGGTCGTTGCAGGACAGTCCTTGGCGCTTCATCTCGGCGCGTAGTGGCTGGCCTTCGCCCTTGCGGAGCACTTTCGGCATATGGGACCTCTGTGCGGGTTGATGCTGGTGAGCTCCCCGTTCTGGGGTGCTGTGACATTTCTACAGTTACGGGCAACGACTGTCAACGAGGAGTTCCGAGGAGTTCCGAGCGGTGGCGTTCTTCGAACGTGCGTTCTAAGGTGGGGTCATATGCCAGCATCAACGGCGCGTGGCGGGGAGGCTACGCGCTGCTCTAGAACGCGCCAACCATCTACTTTTACTTGCGAAAAGTAGATGGCGACGGGCAATCTTGGGTCCGTGGCAACCGAGGGCACTCCCACCGAAGACCTCGCGCAGCTGCTTTCGCGGCTCAAGGACGAATATGGCGTCAGCGAAAGCGAGATCGCGAGGCGCATCGGCGTGTCCGCAGCGACCGTGAACAACTGGGTCCGGCGCAAGCGAGGCACCGGCCGCGGGCCCAATCCGGAGAAGCTGCGCGCCCTCCATCGGGAGTTCCCCAAGTTCTCCGAGGACCAGATTTTCGCGGCCGCCGGCCGCAAGACGCCCGGCCCGCTGAGCCCCGACGCCGAGGAGCGCCTCCTCGAGCTGTTCCGCGGCCTCACCAAGGAGCAGCAGGAGATCACCGAGACGCAGATGCGTGCGCTGAACGAGAGCAACCATCGCGCCCTGTCGTGAGTCGAAGCTAAATGGACTCCATCACTCCCTGTGCATGACGGGTCGTCATATGCCGTAACGGTGGTCGCATATTCCACCACTTGGGGGTACGGTCGTTCGTACGGCCGATGCCCTCCCCCTTCGGCGCAAGGTCCCAATCTGCCTGCGTAGTGGGGGTCGCGTATGTGCGTCCGCATTCGGTTTGCTCCGTCCATCGCCCGCCCGATCTTCGATGCTGACGGCGGTGCCATCACGGTGCCCGGCTGGCTGTGCCCCTCACTCACCGCGATCGCCGTGCGGGCGGTTCTCTCCGAACTCCGAGTCGAGCAGCCCCAGTTCGGTGCAGTCTGCTGGTGTGGGGAGGACATAGACCTGCCTCCCCGCGTTCCCAACCAGCGGAGGACCGAGCAGGTGATCATTCATGGCGCGTAG